AGTTCTTGTTGAGGATGGTGGAAGTGGATATGAGGATGCTCAAGTTACAGATGATCTTGGAAATTCTTATGATTCACAAATTGTTGATGGTCGTATCTATCAAGTCACACCTCTAAATAACATTATCGACAGTTCGCCAGTTCTTAGCGTTATTTCAAATACTGGATCTGGAGCAATTCTTCGTCCAGTCTTAGGTGCTTCTAAGTTCACTGGCGAACTTCAAACATCAATCGATTGTCCAATATAAAATGGCACCAAGAAAGAAAAACGTATATAAAAGACAACTAACAAGTTATAATCCTAATTTTAGGATTGATACTGCTAATCCTCAAATGGGATTAACAGGACAAGATGTTTATAAAATTTATGGTGTAACTGATAGTGGAGACAATCAATCATCCATTAGTTTGAGTAGTGGTGGGTTGATGAGCATTTATAATGATCATTCACTACAAATTGTTGGTGGAGAAAAAAATGAACAAGGTAGACCAGATGTTGTTATTATAGGTAAAAATGGAAATGTTGAAATTACCGCAGATGGAATGGTAAGAGTATATGCTACCAATATTATGTTGGAGGCAGAACAAGATATTCATATTAAAGCAGGAAGAAATATTAGCATGAAATCTGGTTCTGGTCGTATTATGATTGACGGTCAAAAATGTGATGTAAAAGGAACAAGTGGTAACCTAATATCTTTATTGGGAAAAGATTTTACAAAACAAGTTTTCAAAGGAAGTTTTATAGGAATTGATTTAATCGATGGATTACTTGCAGGTCTTGTTGATACTGTTGTGGATACTGTTGTAGACGTGGTGACATAAGATGGCAAAGTATTATGGTGAAGAGTCTTATTTTAATAATGATGTAACTTTTTATAGAAATGTTAATATTCGAGGTAATTTAAATTTTGATTTTTCAACAGATCTAACTGTTAGTGGAAAATCAACTCTTGGAGTTACTACGACCACTAGTTTATCCGCACAAAATTTAAGTGTTTCTGGAGTTTCTACTTTAGGAACAGTTCAAATTTCATCAGGAATTGTTACTGCAACTTCTGGTATTACAACTTATTATGGTGATGGAAGTAATCTAACAGGTATTGTTTCTATTCCAACAGGAGTCATTGTGATGTGGTCTGGAACTATTGCAAATATCCCAACAGGGTGGGCACTTTGTAATGGTTCAAATGGAACACCAGATTTGAGATCTAGATTTATTGTTGGAGCTGGGACTGATACAACAAATACTTGGAGTTTTAATGCGACAACAGGTGCCCAAACATTTACAAATAGTCAAACATCACCAAGTGTTGGAGCAACTGGTGGTGAAATTGCCCATCAATTAACAATTGCAGAACTTGCTTCACACACTCACAGTGGAGGAGCTCAATGGCCTGGTAGTGGTCCAGAACAGGATCAGGCAGGTGGTCCAGAAAATAGAACAACATTTAACATTAACACCGGATCTACTGGTGGGGATAATTTCCACGAAAACCGTCCACCATATTTTGCTTTGGCTTTCATTATGAAGACTTGACACCGTGCCCAGAACACCCTATAATATGGGGGTAATCAACGGAACCACCAAATGAGCACTGCACAAGAAACCGTTCAGGGCATTGTGATTGATGTTTGCACTCGTAGTTTTCTTCTTCTGAGCGATCAGGGAAGCGAACGCCTGGTTGAGTGTGACACTGTAGATGAGTTTATGAACGTGCTGGAAGTTGTCACCGCTCAACTTGACCCTGAGCAGATTGAGTATGCTGACCTCGCCATCAAGGGTCAAGAATACATCTAAATAAAAACACAAAAATGGAAGTTTTCACTGTGGAAGAGTTTCAAGAGAGGTTTGAAGAACTGATGGAACGAGTTGAAAATGGAGAGCATTTAGGTATAATTAACGAGAATGGACAAGCAGCGGTTATGATACCTGCGGATGATGACCTCATACGAATACACACTGAGTTAAACAACGAGGCATCATAAACCGTAGGATTTTCTGGGCGGGTACTTTAATGGTAAAAGAGGCTCCTTATAAGGGCTCAATCTGGGTTCAATTCCCGGTCCGCCTATTTTTTAATAAAACTTATATAAATAAATAAATAGGACAGTCCTATTATAAGTATGAGTGGTATAAAAGAAGGTTTATTTGATAAGCATCATATAGTACCAAAATATAAAGGAGGTACTGATGAATTTGATAATATGGTCACTATTTCTAGAACTTGCCATACTATGTTTCATTATTGTAACTGGAAATTATGGGGAAACAAAGAAGATTATATTGCTTATCGGGGATTAGCATCTCAAATATCAAAAGAAGAAATAATAAAAGAAATATCAAGTATGACTGGTAAAAGGTCATATGAAAATAAAACTGGTTTGTTTGCTCTTTCTATTGAAGAAAAGAAAAAATATTCGTCAATAGGCGGTAAAAAAGCAGGAAAATATATGTCACAATCTATGTGGATTAATAACGGAATACAAAATAAAAGAATATTGAAAACTGATTTATTGTCGGATGGTTGGATAAAAGGTAAGGTTAAAAAGAAAGAAAGAAAAAAATATGGTAGAAGTTGGGATGAATATATGGAAACTTTTGATGAAAGAAACAAGTATAGATTAGAATATCTTAAGAATGTTGACTTGACAAAGAGAGGAATAAAGACTAAAATTGCTAATGACTGGGGGGTTTCTAGAGCACAAGTTAATAGGTTTCTAGAAAAACATTATTGCCTCAGCACTTGACCATAAAGACTTTTTGAGTTATTATGGTCTTATACACGCCCGTGTAGCCCAGCGGAAGAGGCAAGAGACTTATGTAAAATTGAGCCTCATTTGGGAAACCTTATGAGTGTAACTCCTCAAATTCGGTGAAACCTGTAAAATGGCAATACCGAGCCAAGCATCGTAAGATGAAGGTGTAGAGACTAGACGGGGAGCACCTAAACTGAAAAGTATGGTGAAGGTATAGTCCAGACCACAAACTCTATGAGGCGGCGAAAGTCGTAGTGGTAAGAAAATCTCTCAAGCGGTGGTTCGAATCCACTCACGGGTATTAAAAATAAATATAAGATATGGGAAAACCCTATGTCCTATCGTATCGACACCGCATACTGCTGGTATCTTGATGGCAGTATGATCGTGAAGATGTATTTTATTAATCACGTTCCTTTCACATTTGATGAACTTCCAGAAGGGCACTTATACGACCAAGATCTTTGTAGAGCAGCAGATAAGAATCGTACATTTGAACCAGAAGACTTATATAGAAGTTCTTTTTATCTTATAGATGAAGAGGTTCATCCTTGCTTCTTTCCAATTGAGTTAGAGAACCCTGAAGATATGCCTGATGATATTATTGAGTATGATGAGGAAGATTTGACTTCATAGTAAAGAGTGTCCAGGTGAAGATTATATCTTGGGATTTCTAAATAAGCATTGGATAAAAAACATAAATAAACCATAAGACAGATATCTGTAGGAGTTAGGATACCGTGCCTTTGAATAAATTGGACAATTTTATAAAGAATACTGAGGGTCGTATTCTTTATGTTAACCCCAATGACCTTGATGCAACTGATGCAATTACAAATCAAGGAAATTCTCTTGCTCAACCATTCAAAACAATTCAAAGAGCACTGTTAGAGGCAGCAAGATTTTCTTATTTGAAGGGAACCAATAATGATATAGTAGAAAAAACTACAATTCTTTTATTTCCGGGCGAATATCTTGTTGATAACAGACCTGGATATGCCATTTATGATAATGGTGGTGCTGCTTATGCAGTTTCTAGAGCAGGTGGAACTGGGGTTTTAGCATCATCAGTATTATCATTAGGTCTTGATTCTAATTTTGATCTGACACAAGAAGATAATATTCTTTATAAGTTTAACAGTTATTATGGCGGTGTTGTTGTTCCAAGAGGAACTTCAATCGTTGGTCTTGATTTAAGAAAGACCAAAATTCGTCCAAAGTATGTTCCTAATCCAACAGATGATAATGTAGCAAAATCAGCAATTTTTAGAATTACTGGAGCTTGCTATTTTTGGCAGTTCTCAATGTTTGATGCTGATCCAAGTGGATTAGTTTATACCAATCCAGATAACTTTGGTTCAACATATCAATCTGCACCAAATTTCTCTCACCACAAATTAACTTGTTTTGAGTTTTGTGATGGTGTTAATAGCATTGGAACATATAATCTCACAGACCTTGACATGTATTATAGCAAGGTCTCAAATGCTTATAATGCTTATCGTGATATTGATGAAAAGTTTCCATCTGCATCATCTGGTTTTGCAAAGAGAAATCCTGAATGGGAAATTGTTGGTGCCTTTGCTTCAGACCCAATTAGCATTTCAACGATTATTTCTGGAAATGGTGCAACAGCTTCTGCAGTTGTTACGGTTACAACTTCATCGGCGCATGGTTTAAACGTTGGAACACCAATTAAAATTAAAGGTGTTAGTGGATCTGGTGTTACAGAACCATATAATATTGCAACAACAGTTCAAAACGTTTTAAGTACAACTTCATTTACTTACGTTTTACCTGCACTTGCATCTTATCCAACAATTAACCCAAGTCCAAGTGCATCGAGTGCAACTGTAACTGTTGAAACTGACACTGTTTCTGGTGCTTCACCATATATTTTCAACTGTTCGTTACGTTCAGTATGGGGTATGAATGGTCTCCATGCTGATGGAAGCAAAGCATCAGGTTTTAGAAGCACAGTTGTCGCTCAGTTTACTGCAGTTTCACTACAAAAAGATGACCGTGCTTTTGTCAAGTATAACAAATCTGCAAGATCTTATCAAGGTGTAAGTTATACTCCTGTTTATGGATCTTCATTGCCAGAAGGGGCATCACAAACTGATTCAACAAAAGTTTATCACTTAGATCCTGATGCAGTTTATCGTCATGGATGGGAAACAAGTCATATCAAAATTTCAAACGATGCTTTTATTCAAATTGTTTCAGTCTTTGCAATTGGTTTTAATAAGCATTTTGATGCAGAATCTGGTGGTGATGCGTCAATTACCAACTCTAACTCAAACTTTGGTCAGATTTCATTAAATTCTTCTGGATTTAAAAAAGAAGCATTTGATAAAGATAATAATGCTTTTATTACTTCAATTGTATCTCCAAGAGCAATTATAAGAGACGAAGAAAACGTAGAATGGTTGTCACTTAATGTAGGATTAACAACACAAGTTGGAGTTTCAAGTCATCTTTATATTAATGGATTTACAACTTTAGATACACCACCATCATCTCTAACTCAAGGATATAGAATTGGTGCAAGATTAAATGATAGATTGTATGTTCCTCTTGGTGCTGGAACAAGTGAAGCAATCATCTATATGTGCAATAATTCCATTAGTTCAAGTGGATTTACAACAGCACGTGGAACAACAAGTTCTGTTAAATCTCATGATGTAGTTTCTGGCCCAACCTCAAATTCATTTACAATTGGATCAAATGATCTTTTAACTGGTGAAAAAGTCCTTATTATTAGTGATGATGGAGATTTACCAGAAAATATTGATCCACATGAAATTTATTATGTGATTAACAATGGAGATAACAATACAATTAAATTAGCATCCTCTTATACAAATGCTTTACAAGGACAAGCAATTATTGTCTATGGTGGGACAAATCTTCATATTTTAAGTCGTGTTTCAGATAAAGATTCGGGAGATCTTGGTTCACCAGTTCAATTTGATGCACAGAATAGTAACTGGTTTATTCATGTAAATGCAAATAATGAAATTTATAATGCACTTAATACTGGTGGAACAGCAACTTATGGAACTTCTACAAATCTTGCTTATGTCAAGCGTGTATCTGATGAAAGAAGTTTGGATGAAAAACTTTACAAGTTCAGAGTTGTTATTCCAAAAGAACTTGCAAATGCAAAAGATCCAGAATCTGGATTTATTATTCAAGAGTCTAGTTCTGTTGGTGCTAGAAATGATGCTGACTTCACAAGAACAAGCATTGCAAGCACTGATTATGGGTACAACAAAAATCCAAGATTTATTTCTACTTGTTCCGTAAGTTCTAATACAATTACTGTTGTATCAGAGTTACCACATAATATTAATGTTGGAGACATTGTTATTGTCAGAAAAGTAACAAGTTCTAGCAATACGAGTGGTACATTTAATCTTGGATATAATGGAAGATTTACTGTTACCGAAGTATCTGATGCTTATACATTTAAGTATTCTACAACTGACATTACTGGAAATGTGCATACTCCTGGAACATTTACAAATAATGTAAACGTTAGAGATACTAATTTACCAACATTTGAAAGAAATGATTGGAAAGGTAACAATTACATCTATCGTAATGAGGTTATTTCTCCATACATTTATAATCAACAAGATGGAATCTATCACTTATATGTTTTAAACGCAAGCAATGCAGTACCTACAGAATTTGTTAATTTAAAATATGGGCAACTGCCAACTGATTTATATCCTCAACTTGATAGAGATAATATAAACGATAACCCACCAGCAGCAAAAACTTTTGCAAAACGTTCTCCAATTGGTGCGGTTGTTACAAGTGATTTGAAAAAGAGTATTACTAGAGAAACAGCAGATCTTACTCTGAAGGATATTGGAATTGGATTAACTATTTCATCCGTATCAACAACTTCTGGAATTGCTACAGTTACTTTCAGTAGATTCCATGGATTATCTGGAATTGTTACAGGTTCAATCACTGGAGGTGCTTCATACAGTAACGGAACATATTTTAATGTTAAACTGCTCAATGGATCTCAATCTGGATCTTGGAGTGGTGCAACAGCAAAAGTTACTGTTTCAGGTGGATCTGTTGTTTCTGCAGATATTATTGCACCTGGATCTGGTTATTCTGCTGGTTCTCTGTTCTTCGAAGAAGCAAGAATTGGATCTGGTGATGGTAATGCAAGATATACGATTGTAACTTCTGGTATTACAACTAATATTGGAGACGTTGTTCAATTTACTGGTGCAGGAACAACTGCTGATGGTTATTATCGTATTACTTCGATTGGTTCATCAACATCCATTGGAATTGCTAAAACTGCTGGCGATCCATTAATTACAACCAATCAATATGCATTTATTGTTGGACCTTCTATTAAGATTAGTGGCACATCATATAATACCACAACAGGAATTTCCACCTTTACCACATCTTCTGCACATGGACTTCTTGCTGGAAATAGATTTAAAGTCATAGATTCCAGTAATAATCATCTTGGAGAATATGTTGTTAAAGACAGAACGAGTGTTACTTCGTTTACATCAAAAACAAGTACATCAATTTCTGCTACGAATGGGTACATACTGAAACATGGTCTTTCTTCTAATGAAGCAATATCTGATGTTCGAGGTGAAAATTTTGGAACTCGTAATGTCTCATTCTATGATAATGATTCATTTACTTTAACGTCTGCTGTTACAACAGGAACAACAATCAATATCAGTAGTTCTGGTATTGGAACTGCAAATAGACTTCCTCTAGGAAGTTATATTCAAATTGATAATGAAATAATGAGGATTACGAGCAACAACAACATTACTTCTGCAAGTGTTGTTCGTGGTGCTCTCGGAACAGTTCAAGAAAACCATGATGTTAATTCGTTAATAAGAAAAATCAATCCAATTGCTGTTGAATTCCGCAGACCTTCGATTGTTCGTGCATCTGGTCATACTTTTGAATATCTTGGTTATGGTCCTGGTAACTACTCAACAGGTCTACCACAAGTTCAAGTAAAAACTCTGAATGATCAAGAAAACTTCTTAGCAAATGCTCAAGAACGTTCTGGTGGTGTAGTTGTTTACACTGGTATGAACAGCAATGGTGATGTATTTAATGGAAATACAAAAACTTCTGCATCAAGCGGAGAAGTTGTTTCTTATGATATCCCATCACCTACTGTTACTGGTCAAGATCCAAGTAGACTCAGTGCAGTATTTGATGAAGTTACTGTAAAGGAAAGACTTTTAGTTGAAGGTGGAGATTCTGGTCAAATTCTTTCACAATTTGATGGTCCAGTAACATTTAACAAAGAAACTAGATTTAGAGCACAATCTACTTTTAATAATACAATAAGACTAACTCAAGGAACTCAATCTACTTCTGTTTCAACTGGTGACTTAATCATTTCTGGTGGCACTGGCATTGGTAAAAATCTTTATGCTGGTGGAGATTTAAATATTGCTGGAACCACTACATTAGGTTCTACACTTGGTGTAACAGGAGCAACAACACTTTCATCAACTCTTGGCGTAAGTGGAGCAACTACGCTAAGTTCTACATTAGGAGTATCTGCAGCAACAACACTTTCATCAACTCTTAGTGTAGGTGCAGCGACTACGTTGAGTTCCACATTAGCAGTGACTGGAGCAACTACGCTTTCAAGCACTTTATCTGTTTCTGGTTCTACTTCTGTAGATGCTTTAAATATTAACACCAGCGGTGCTCCACAAGGAGATCTTTACACCAGTGGTGGTGGAGATGGAATATTTAATATTAATAACACCAGCAATAGTGGAACTACTGTATTTAATAATAAGAATTCGAGTGGAACTTATAATGACATTCTAACTCTTACAAATTCTACAGCATTGGTAGATGGTGCTCTGAATGTAACTGGAGACATTACAGCATTTTATACTTCAGACCGAAGATTGAAGGATAATATCAATCCAATCGCTGATGCTCTGAATAAAGTTACTTCAATCAGTGGTAACACATTTGATTGGAATGAACAATCAGAAAAAGAAGGTAGTGATATTGGTGTAATTGCACAAGAAATTCTTGAAGTTCTTCCTGAAGCAGTTACAACTCGTGAGAATGGATACTTTGCTGTTCGTTATGAAAAACTTGTTCCACTTTTAATTGAAGCAATTAAAGAATTAAAAACTGAAGTTGATGAATTAAAACAATCAATCAATAAGTAAAAACAATGACCCTCCCATCTTCTGGTACAATTAAGTTTACAGATATTGAAGGAGAATTTGGTGTCACAAGTCCAAGATCCATATCAAAATATTATGGTGCAGATACTGGTATTCCTTCCAGTGGTCAGATAAAATTTTCTGATTTTTATGGAAAAGTTATTAATGCAACGAGGACAATAGGTGATGCTACAGATTTTAATGCTTTTACTGATTTGACAAATGCATCCATTCTTTCTGGTTATAAAACAATTGCAAACATCATCAGTAATAATTTGCCAGTCAAATATTATATAACAGTAAATGGAATTATAGGAGCTTCAAATACTGGAAATACTGCATTTGATACTGGAATTTTTCCTTCAGGTTCTTCAATTTATCTAACAAATAATAATTATATTGTTGGTGCCGGTGGTAATGGTGGAAATGCAAATGATGGTGCTGGAGGTGCTGGTGGTCCAGCATTGACTTTAAGACTTACAACTTACATTACAAATAATGGAACTATTGGTGGTGGAGGTGGAGGAGGAAGAGCTGGCAGCGGAGGTGAATTTACACAATGTATTCAAGATGGTTGCTGTCATCAAACTTGTTACACTGCTCGCGCTAGCGGTGGTGGAGGTGGTGGGGGTGCAGGGTCTATCGCTGGTTCTGGCGGAGGTGGTGCAAATGGTGGAAATCCTGGATCTTTAACTACTGGAGGATCTGGGGGTAATGGTGGTTATTCGACCAATGGACCTGCAAGTGTTTCAGGATCTAGCGGTGGAAGTGGTGGTAATCTAGGATCTGCAGGTGGAAATGGTGGAGGATCAGCAGGCAACTATATAGTAAATGGCAACTACGCAACTTGGTTGGTAACTGGAACTAGATTGGGAGGCAATGCGTAATGTATTCATCAGAATATAAAACTTTTAGAGATAGTAAAAATAAATTGATCATATCTTATTGGAATATGAACAAAGGAGAAACATTTTTTATATGCGATCTATCACAAACAAATTTTGAATTAGATAGTAATAAACAAACTGAAGACTATGGTTGTACATTTGTAACGTCAGGTAGTGGACTTGCCCAAGAAATAGGTAATGATACAATAACACACGTATACGCTGGTGATGTTGCAAACAGAAGATGTTTAAAAGCTGCAAAACTAACCGCACTAGAAGATAATACAAGATGGTGTTATGCTTTACACTATAGTAGTTTGTTCACCACTAATGAATCTCTTGGATTAGATTGGGAAACTGCAAATTCACCTAAAATTTTAGAAGGAGATCAAATTAAAATATCTGCAGATGAGGTCATAACTTTTGTCGATAAAGATAAAGATAATTATATCGTAAATCCAATATGTGATGATGAAATACAAGCAATATCTTATAAAATTTCTGAGAGTGAAACTTTTACTAATTTAAAATATGGTAAATATTTAAAGATTGAAAAAGGTAAAAGTTACGACATAAAATCTAATATTGATACCTATATTCCAAAGATTCATTTCATCAATAAATAGTTAAAAATTTAAAATGGCAAATTATAGGAAGTCATTTAATCTTAGAAACGGCGTTCAAGTTGATGACGATAATTTTATCGTAAATTCAAATGGACTGGTGGGAATTGGCACGTCAGTTCCAACAGAATTTTTAGATGTTCGTGGAAATACTAAAGTTGTTGGTCTTGTAACTTCAAATACTTTACATACTGGTATTGCAACAGTAGGGTTTTTAACTGCAACTCAAGGTTTATGTGTCTCTGGTGTTGCCTCTGCAACGGTGTTTTCGGGGAGTGCATCTGGCCTTACCGGAATTTACGCTATTGCAGTTGATGGGTGGATTGTTAATACTTCAAATTCTTCAATTTCAACCACTTTTAATGTTGGTATAGGGACAACACTTCCATCAGGAAAACTTCAAATTGGAACAGGAATTACATTTTATTCAACAGGAGACTCTGTACTTTCTGGAATCGTTACAGCATCAAGTTTTTATGGATCTGGAGTTGGATTAACAGCACTTAATGCAAGTAACATTTACTCTGGAACCATCAGTAATAGTAGATTACCATCTAATATTAGTGTTTCTGGTGTAGTTACAGCATCTTCTGGTTTTGTTGGAAATGTAACTGGAACTGCATCTACTGCATTAAGTTTGAGTGGAACACCAAATATTTCTGTAGCAAATATTACCGCAAGTAACTATAATTCAAGTGGAATCTTAACAACAGGCACAATTAATGGTACAACAGCGACCATTACTACAGTTAATAGTGGTTTTTCTACGTCTGGAATTGCCACAATTTATAATAAATTAAATCTTGCTGCTCTTGGAACAATTGGAATTGGGACAAATATTCCAAATGCTGATATTCATATTGTTGATGGAAATGATGGATCATCAATACAACTTACCAGTAATGGAAATAACGAAGCATATGTTGCGATTGGAAGAAGTATTACTCGTAATGGAAATAATGGAGAATTGAGATTTGGAAATACTGATTTAAGTTATAACTATAGCAACTCATCTTCATTAGATATTATTAACTATGGAATAGGAAACGTTAATAATTATTTACAATTGGGTTCTGCTGGTGTAGGCACAGGTAATTTTAACTGGTTTTACGGTCAGGCATATAATACGCCATTAATGACCTTATCTTATGGGGGTAGATTGGGAATTGGAATTACAAATCCAACAAATACCTTGCACGTTGTTGGAACTTCTACAGTTACTTCAAATGCTTTTATTGGTGGTAATGGATCAATTACTGGTAATTTAACTGTTGGTGGAATTTTAGCAGCAAATACTATTAATGTATCCAATTTAACTGCAAGTTCTTTTACTGGAAATCTTATCGGTAATGTAACCTCTTCAAATACTTCATCATTTAATAATTTAAATGTTGCTGGAGTTACAACGTTAGGAATCGTTAATAATGTCACTAGTCTTGGAATTGGAACTACTGCTAGTTCAACTTGGCTTCTTCAAACAAATTATGGTGGTTCATCATTTATAGTTAATAATACTGGAGGAATTGGAGTTGGTACAGATAGATTTAAGTATGCCTCTGGATTAACCTATACAGTATTAGTTGATTCTTCCTCAGGAGTTGGATATTTTGAAGGTGTTGGTGTTGGAACAACCGCACCAAGTTCTTTTGCTGATTTTAGTCGTGCTGGAGCAAATCATCCTAATCTTGGAAGTACTTTCCAATTTATGATTCCACCTAAAGTATCAAGTTCAACTAGAACTGGTTTAAGCACAGTTGAGGGTGCATTTATCTATAATACAACTAGTAAGAGACTAGAGTTCTATAATGGAAACAGTTGGTTGGGCATTGCTACCGTTCCATAAAACCACTTTCCAAACTGTCCACTGGGGGGTTCAGACCCCCCCTTTTTAGTGCTATAATGTGTTTGTTGAATTGATTGATGATGTTCCAACTGCGCCCCCACCAACAACGTGCTCTGGACGCCATGACCCAGTATTGCAGGGGTCAAGTGGTCATGCCAACTGCCTCTGGCAAGACTAACGTTGCCATCTTTGATGCTCTGCGTGAGTTTCAAAAAGATACTCCGCAAACCATTGTAGTGGTTGCTCCAAGAATCATCTTGGCAAATCAATTGTCTTCTGAGTTTCTTGAATTTATCAGTGATGTTGCTGTTTTGCATGTTCACAGCGGTGAGACGCATCATAATAGCACTACCAAATCTTGGGAGATTCAGATGTGGGATAGTATAGTGAGAACTGCATGTAATCCTGATGCTCCCAAACATAAACTGATTTTCACCACCTATAACTCTCTGCAGCGTCTTCAGCAGGCAGACCTTAAGGTTGATACCATTTACTTTGACGAAGCACACAACTCTGTTCAGCGTCACTTTTTTCCCGCTACAAAGCACTTTTCTGCTACTGCTGACCGCTGCTATTTCTTCACTGCTACTCCTAAGCACTCTGCTACTGTATCCAAACCTGGTATGAATGACGCTGCTGTTTATGGTAACGTCATCTGCAATGTTCCTGCACCCGAACTTGTAAAAGGTGGTTTCATTGTTCCTCCTCAAGTTATGGTAAATCAAGTGAATTGTGATCGTGACAAAGATCATGCTGCTGAGCGTGATTGCATGACTCTTCTGGATACAATTCTCAATGAAGATAATATGCAGAAGGTTTTGGTTGCTGCTCCAAACACTAAAGTTCTGATTCGAATGCTTGCAGAAACAGACTTTATGCCAGAAGTTCAGTCTTATGGGTATGATGTGTTGTGGATTACTGCAAAGTATGGTGCGTTCATCAACAATCAAAAGGTTTCCCGTGAAGTGTTTTTCGATACGCTGACTGCATGGGGTAAAGATCCTGATAAAAAGTTTATCATTCTTCATTACAGCATTCTTTCTGAAGGTATCAACTGTCCTGGATTGACCTCCTGTGTGCTCATGAGGAACATGGACTACATCGCTATGGCACAGACCATTGGACGGGTAATTCGCCTTCATCCAGACGATTCTAAGCGCCTTTCAGAAGGTGCTCTGACTCCTGGTAAAACTGAAGATTATGTGAAGTCTTATGGATTCATCCACGTTCCCGTGTATAATAACGTTGGCATCACAACTGCCAAACGCCTGCAGAGCGTTGCTGAGACAATTTTTGTTCAAGGCAACCCTGCAATCTCTGTAATCAAACGCTGAGGTAACTTTATTATGAAACACCGTGTCATGTGTATGGTTGGTGGCAAAACATTCTATGTTGAATGCTATGCTCTCAATCGCCAGCAAGCAATTGATGTTGCTCTTGCTCAGTATCCAAATGCCCGCGTAATGTCTTCCACCATTGTTTATTGATCATGACAACTTTATCTCAACAAATGAAGGAACGGTTCTTCGCTGAAGGACACCAACTTCCAACGTGTGTTAATGTGGGTTGCAACAACAAAGTTCTTGTTCGTGAATGGAAGTATTGGTCTTTTAAATCTGAATGTTCTCGTTGTACAAATGCTCGAAAGAATGGTAAAATAATCTCTGGGGTTACCATTCATAAGAAACCACACTGTGAAAATCATGATGGTCATCTTGGATGGACTTGTCCAGTTCCCCGTGACGGTTGGGTTGGTTTTGAAAATAGTTTGGATCTAGATCACCTTGATGGAGATCATCACAATAATGTTCCAGAAAATGTCAAAACATATTGTAAACTGTGTCATGGTCGTAAGTCTTTGATTAATGGAGATTGTGATAGTAACAAAGTATCAGGTAGAAAACTTCAATGGATAAAATCCTGCAAGGCGATTCAAGGTATGTTTTAAAAGAATTGGAGGATGAGAGTGTGCATCTAACCTGCACCTCTCCTCCTTACTACAATGCAAAAGAATATTCAACTTGGTCAACATATCAAGATTACCTAGACTTTCTTAAAGACATTTTCTTTGAGGTTTTGCGAATTACTCAACCAGGAAGAATGTGTGTGGTCAATCTTTCTCCAGTTATTGAGGCAAGAGAGTCTAGATCGCATGAGAGTAAACGTTTGGCGATTCCATTTCACTTTTTTTCATTGATGGAAGAAATGGGGTGGAAGTATCTTGATGACATTGTTTGGTTAAAACCTGAAGGATCTGCAATTAATCGAAATGGTGGGTTTTTTCAACACCGCAAACCAGTTGCTTACAAACCAAATATTGTAACTGAAACTATTTTTGTGTTTCAAAAACCAGCACCATTTTTAATTGATAAAGTTGTAAGATCTTATGAGGGTGATGTTCTTGATAATTCACTGGTGAAAGAAGACTATGAGAGATCAAATGTTTGGAAAATAAATCCAGAAACTCATTCTAAACATCTTGCACCTTATCCAAAAGAACTATCTGATAGAATTGTAAAGTATTATAGTTACGTTGGGGATCTTGTTTTGGATCCTTTTATGGGTTCTGGAACAACAGCACTTTCTTGTATTGACCTAAAAAGAAAATATCTTGGTATTGAATTGCATGAAGAATATGTTAATATGGCAAACGAAAGAATTCAATCTTTTCATCCTCTAAATCAATTTTTTAATTAACATGAGTGAAAAATTTCAAAAACCTTTTATTGATCGTCCTCGAATTCTTGATGCAAAACCAGGAGATCCTCAAGGTTATGTAACTAAGGATGGAATGTGGGCAGCAGTTCCATATGGTAAAAAGTTTATCATCATTCATAATGGGCAGCAGGTTCACTTGGCAAACAACTACAAATCCGCCAAAACCTACATTCAAAAGTCCTCAAAAGGCGCATCGGTCTCCAGTCTGGATCAATTTCTTGGTTAAATAGTATAACTACGTTACACTGATTATGGAAGAAACTCCTGAAGTCAAATGGAATCGTGGTCTTGATCTGTTTATTGAGAGTGTTCATAAACCAGACCACGAACTCCGTCAATGTGCTCACAACCAAAAATGTTACAATGAACTCATGTCAGTTCGTGAGCATGTGTTAGAGTATCTAAAAACAATCAGACGATGACTTATTACGCTTGGTTTGTCGTATTCGCAGTAGTGGCATATTTCATCGTAACGGATGAAAGTGTTGCTGCTGCTTTTTATTAT